TTCGTAGAACTCATCGTAAGGAACATACCTACCGCTAATCTCGTTCCAAGCATGGTCTTTGGTGACGTGACTTGATGTGGTCTCGATACCAACAACGTGTTTATACCATTGTCTCATGACGAACTCAGGTGCTTTTATGATTACCTGAATGGTCTGATGTCTAAATGGGCTGTGATGTTTGTGTTTGATTAGAAACTTGGATAGCTTCCTATCCTTATCCGTGAACTTGTCTGAACGACCTCCAAAAGATACACGAGCAGCATTGACTGGTGTTAGGTCATCACCTAAAGTGTCAACAACCTCGATATATCCTTTATCTAATACATCTATTTTCATATTATAACCTTAATTTTTATATAAATATTACTATTTTTTCAGAAAAGATAATTTTTTTTGTACATCATCTAATGAGTTGGTTTGTGGCCTCCAATACTCAAGTGGGTCTAAGTAATTGCCTATCTCTTTTACCCTTTTTTGTAATGAACGTAATCTAACTTGATTGGTTGACCTAACATTTGATTTTTTTCCACTTATCGTCCAATCTATATCATAATAATCATAAAGTGAACTTTGATTATTGAAATCGTCCTCCGAAATCTCAAATATTTGCGCCGTACTATCATTACTTTGCTTACAAAAGAACCTTCTAAATTCACCAACTTCATAATCGTTTTGTGTTGGTAATTTTTTTGATTGTTTCGGATAATTTTCTCTCTCACGATTAGCCACGTCTTGGTATTTTACAAATAAATCAGTTTCATCCACCTTACTTATTCTTCTTTTAGTACCATTATCGCCAGGTAAACCTGTTAAATAGATTTTTTCTTTATCTAAAGTATAATAAATTGTATATGGCAAGCCAGCCTGAACAAATCCATCGCTTTCGTAATATTTAAACTCCTTAAAGGTAGTTGTATTATTACCAATTAATCTTTCTGTATTATCTGTTACTTGTTCAAAATTACTCATTTTCTGCCTTCTTTGCCTTTTCTTCATCTTCGAAGATTTTTGTTACCGCATCGATAGCTTCTTGTAGAGTTGGAACACCTTTTTTTGTTGTTTCTTCAACTTTTTTATCAATTGATTTTTTTAACTCTTGAGCGTTTGCTGCTCTCTGTGCTTTTACAAATTGGTCACTTACTTCTAATATATCATTTTCCACAATCTCCTCTTTATAAATTTTTCTTAGATTACTTCTCATTTTACCACCTATCGTTGTCGTCCATTGAGATGAATCAATTGTATGATTTACTGAAAATATTTGAAAAAGAGCCTCATCTTGATATCTTTTTGGTAAGTAGGTTGAATGAAATGATTGAAATGGCATTATACCACCGATACCATCTATAGATAATTCTAATGATATTGGTAGTAGTAAAGGTTTATCTAGCTCACTCGTTTGTGTTCTACGCGTTTTACGAGTTGGATATGTCGTGTTATACACAATACTATCAATAAACTCTTGCTTCATCCGACGTTCATCATCAAATTTTTTCCCATAAAGTTCTGCAAACTCTTTTGCTTTTACATTGTTAAAAGTTTCTGGTAATTTTTTATCTCCAATCTGTACATTCGCAAACAATGATTTTCTTTCGTCAATTGTTAGGTGTCGAGGTAAGGGTGGTGGTAACGCTGAGTTTATTTCTTTATCCAAAAACGTGTTTGTTCTAGCTGCGGATGCTGCCTGTATCTCTTTATCCTTTTCTTTTTGTAGGTCTTTTTTTCTTTTATCAACTCTCTCTTTTACCTTATCATTCGTAAAATAATCTTTTATGCTAGTCTGTAGATTATCACCCCTTGGCCTCAGAGCTCTACCCCTATTATCTACCGAGTATTCCCCAAATTCGTCATCCATAGGGTCAACACCATATTTCTCATAACCCGTTTTGTGATATACTATGGACAAATCTTTAAGGTCACCACCATCTCCATTCGACCTTCCAGCTCCACCTGCAGCTTGGGCACCCTCATCATTTGCCTCATTCTCTGTCGCACCAAGGGTGTTTATTTTTGGCGCATTCGCACCATACATCACAGATATAGCAATCTCATTAGGTATTGTACAATTCACGTTTTGGTCTTTTACTAAAGAATCATGTTGCCAAACTGGAAAATAAAATACACCTTGATTTAATAATGTATTATTACCACTATCGTAAGCGCTTCTTGTTAGTTTATCATTTACTATTGTTCTTGCTGTCTTCTCAGGCAGCTTTTTTTCTATATTGTTACCATCTACAATTTTAATTCGATATGTTTGCGTCTCATCTGATTGTAATTGGAAATCCCAAAAACCTATATCCTCATTAAGTAAATTTAACATTCTTTCCAAAGACTCAAATGTTGATAGCGACTCCACACCAATACCCTCTGATACACCAAAGGCTTCCCTTAAAAGTTTCGTGTTGATTAACATATTTCGAAAGATTCCACGGTCGGCTCTATCGGCCTCTGTCTGTGCATTAAATGCCTTAAAATTACTTGATTCATTTACAAATGAAGCCAGATTTTGAATTTCGTCCTCATCACCGAAGTCCTTTACAAATTCTTCATCCACTCCATCTTTTACAAAGTCGTTTTTTGATATAGGAAATAATTTACCTGGCAAAATATATTTCGATATATTGACTGTTTCAAAATACTCATCATCTCTGATTAAAGTTGGTTTAAAACCTATTATATTTTCTTTTTTACTATCAAACTCTATATCAACGGAGCGAATCTGTGATTTGATTATATCATTACCACCGATGACTGTTTCAAACTTTGATAGTATATTATCCTCAAACCATCCCCATCTAATCCAAACGTTTTTGGGTACAAAGCCAGCCCCCTTTTCTATTATAAATGAGTTTCTTTTAAAAATGTATCCCCTATCGAAGAGATTAGAAGTTTTTGACTCTGGTAGCTCATCACTATATTTTTTTCTTTTAGAATCTTTATTTAATACTTGGTCGACACAAAAAGAATCTATCTCTGCAACCACGTTTTTTAGAGTCACATCAGATTCATTTTTATCTGTGTTGTCACTTTCTAATTTCTTTTTGAGGTCTTCAGCTGATTCCCCCTTTTTAGCCCCAATCCTAACAGTCATATTTGTTGAACCTTTTGCTGGTGTTACCTTTTTGATAAAGTCGGTGCCCACGCTTGTAATAGTGGTCGTGCAGTCAAATCCACCATCAGACCTTGTCGTGAATTCGAAATTTTTCACTATACCAACAACCATATCGATATCACCTTTGGCTCTATTTATTATACCTCTATGATTCTCATAGGCAGATTTTCTGATACCATTTGAACTGATAAAACCTCGAACATTTCTTAATCCGTTATTACCATATACCCAGCCCCACTCTACACATACCGTCTTACCAACTGATAAAAAGTGAGGTGTTAATCTATCGATGTCTTCAAACGACCAACACGTCCAATTTATTGTAGCCTGTCTCAAAGCTTTATTACCACCAAGAAATTGTGCATCAAGGGATTTGATGCCTGGCATAGGGCGTCTAAATTTGTTTTGTCCTTTTATTTTCAAATCATATGTTATATAAGGTCTCTGTCCATATATCTCATCATAACCACCAGCTGTGTTACGTACTATATTTAAATTTTCATCAGCTGTTTCAACCAACTCTCCACCCATTAGTATAACCGGCTCATCAAGACCAGATGTCATTCTTATAAATGTGCTACGTGTAGCCATTTTATCAAGTGATAAACCATCCACATCAACAGTCGTGTTGGGTGAGTTTCCCTCACGACTCAAAATTCTCATTTTTTGAAATAGTTTTAGCTGAATCGCCTCATCGATTGGTTCTAAAAAAGCCATTAGTATCCACCTCCGCCACCACCGGCTCCTCCTCCTCCACCAGTTGAACCACCGCTTACGGATGATGTTGAATCACCAGTCTCGTTTATAGCTTCAAAATCATCAATTATTTTTGTTATATTACCAGGTATTCTAATTAACTCACCGGCCTTTAGAGCTATCTTTCCTCTTATACCATTTGATTTAGCTAATACCCACCATAGCTTTGTATCACCATAATATTCATTTGCTAAGGAATCTAACCTCGAACCCTCTTTAGCTAAAATAAAAGTATCTGAGTCTGATATCGGAATGTTGGGATAATAGGTAGTGGTGTACGTCCTAAATCCCTCCTTGGATTTTTTTATTTTTGTTGTTTGATATCTCATAATTAACCTGATAATCTATTTTTAATTTTATCACTCAACTTATTTGGGTCAATAACATTTTGTGAGAGTAAATCCGATATTAAATCTGATGCATCGGTTTCGTAACTTTCCTCTGCAATCCAATCAACCTCATAATGTTTTTGTGTGCTACTCGGTAATCGGTCTCCAATATAGGTAAAGCTACAATTAGCTTGTATATACTTCGGTAATTTTGCAAATGTCGTCTCATAGGTTCCGTTGTCTTGAACCGAGTAAGTTAATGAAGATATGTAACCTGAAGTATTTTTATACATATCACCAATCGTTAACTTAGCGAATGGTGCAATCATTCCGAGACCACCACCAGCGCCTGTCGACTCATAGCTTGGATAACAAAGACCAGCTAAGTAATTCATTTTAGACCATAAAGTAATCATTTCTTTATCACTCTTTGGATATATGTCAAAGGTGAAACTTATTTCTCGCTGTGTTCCTTGATATACATAGACATTATCAGGCCTACCAACATATCTTTCTGAAGAATATTCAGGAGAAAAAGTATCTGTTATACCACTTAATAAAGCTCTGAATACAATTCTTTTATTGTTAACGACATCATAAAAACTAAAAGGTATAAAATCTAATTGTTCGTAACTAACATTCTGATAATTATCAGAACCATAAGGTACGAGATTAACTAAATCGGCACCCTTATCATCTATAGTATTCCTATCTATTATTGTTGATAAACTTTTTTTATCGAGTTTAACACCAAGACTACCACCAAAGGCAAGAGCTTGGACAGCCGATTTTGTTTTACTTGCAATCGTATTAGCGACGCTTTTAAGTCCTGATGTATCTATAAACGATGGTGCATTGATTGAAATATTTATATTTGGTTTTGGTATATTTGGTAGCTTACTACCTAACGCTTTCAAACCACCACCAACGAATTTTGAGGCTGATTGTGCTATTGGTGTTAACGCGTTGATACCAAATTTTATAACTCTCTTACCGAAATCTTGTGCATTACTAATCGTGACATCAATTTTTGGAGAGATTGTATCCTTAATAGTATTTAAATATGGTTCAACCAATTGACCCAAGTCAGGTGTGTTTATGTTTAAATTTGTAACACCAGGTATACTAGCCAATGATAGTGAGTTATATTTTTGTAGGTTCTCACTTTCCGCCAACGGGCCAGATGGGATAGTATCAAATGCTTCATTTTTGTATCTGATTGAACCTCTTAATGGATTTGGATTTCTTCCCTTTAACACTTGCTGTTTAGCTAAAAATCCAACACCAGCTGGCGTTAATAAAAACTTGGCAGTCCTTGTGAATGAATTGACCGATGCCCCAACAAATTCATTTGGTGAACGACCTAATACCGCCCCACTTACGCTATCTACTATACCACCGGCTGTATCTAAAAACTTTAGAATGGTGTTGTTTTTCGAAAATTGTTCTAATCCACCAAAACCTAATCTATTATCAACCCTCCTAATTACAAAAGGTTGGTCAAATGAAAACCTTGTGTTTTTTCTGATACCTAACTCATCCGTATTGCTAAGAGCTCTTCCATAGAGCTTTTCTAAAAAGTTATCTTTTGTATGTAGTTCCAAAAGTTCTGAATTTCTATCTATCGTGTAGGGCCTACGTGGGTCAAAATTAATTCTTTTATTTCCACGGGAATCAAATATATTACTATCGAATGTGGATGGATTACCTCTTTCACCCCTAAAATTATTATTTTCAAATGATTTACGACCTAAATCTTTTCTTATCGGTTGAGCCTTATTATTCTGCGAGTAATTGAAAGGTGAAACAAAATCACCCTTTGCATCTAAAAACTTACCCCTCTTTTTTGAATCGGCAGCACTAGCATTTGGTGATTCCTTTTCGACGTTTCTGTCCGGTTGGTCGAAACTATTAATCTGTGATAAATCCGATTTTAATTCAACTAATGCCATTATTCCATTCTTTCGGCTATTGTGTTAAGTGATTTTTCTTGTCGTAAACTTGAATCCTTTTGTTGAATTGTCGCATCCAAAATACTTTTTGAAACCTCTTCTTGGGTCATAGCGGCTTGTGCGACACCTGTTGCACCCGCATTAGCATTATCTCTAACCAATCTCGATAACTCTTGTACACTAACACCGACACTATCCGCTAAAGCTTGTCTTTGTATTCTATTTAATTCATTGAATTCTGCCTCACCACCAACCTGTGTCACCACCTCTTCAAGTGCACCAGCCAAATCATTATTTAATGCTAATTGTCTAGCCCTATCAAGGTTTATCTCTCTACCTAATAATACTGAAGCCTGTAATTGACTTTCAATTGATGATTCAAAATCCAATAATTTATCAGCGATGCCGGTAACGGTTCTGAATTCTATCCCAAGTTTTCTAGCTTGTATCGCCGCTCTTATAAGATTATCACCACCATCATTTATACTCAGCGCAACGGCCTCTGCATTTTCAGCTAATTGTCTAAATACCGCATCTGGTGCAACACCCTCTAATCTTATAGCAGCTGATACAGTGCTTAATTGTGCTAAAAGTGTTTCTCTACTGGCTGAGGTTACTGATTCTTGTATTGCTAATAAATCAGCTATTTGTGATGTCGTCGCACCCGTTACAAGTTGTGCCCTAGCTAAATTGAATACAAATTTACTTGATGCTTGGTCTATACCGCCAAATGTCTTTCTTATTTCGTCGAAAGAACTCTGTGCGTCTTGTGCCTCTAAACCAAGAACTTGAAGAGCTTTGCCAGTAGCTTCAACTCTGAGCCTGATTTTAGCTGCTTCGACGGCGCTTACACCAAGACTTGTTCTTGTCTCTGCTAATGCTTTATTAATTTTAGATAATAAGGTCAGAACGAATACCAACGCCGCTCCAATAGCTATAGCTGGATTTGCTGCTAATACTAAATTAAATGTCTTTGCACCAGCGATAAGCTTTTTGAAACTAGCTAATTGTGCAGAAACATTTTTTCTGATTATATTTTGACCTTGAATTTGCTTAAGTTGTTGTTTAGCAAAATCATTTGAAACGTTCCTTTTTAAACTCTCTTTTGCTAACAACTCTTTATTTATTACATTAACGTCTTTATAAAGACCGAGTTGTTTAGATAGGAAATCTCCACTTTCCTCTTGGATATCCCTCATCTCTTCTAACTCATTCTTTAATTGTTGAGCTATATCTAAACGTTCTTGAGTTACCTTTTCAATAGACATTAAAGATTCCTAAGAGCTTTTCTCGCTTCTTCATCAGGGTCGATTCCCTTAGCTTTTAAATCTTTTTCGACTTTATCTCTTAACTTAACAAGGGTAGCGTAGTTCTTTGCAAAGGTCTTATCTTTTTTGGATAATTTTTTAATAGCATCACTTTGTGCTTTTTTCGCGGCGTTAGCAAAAATCTTGTCTAAAAACCCCTCTATGATTTCAGGTTTAAGATTTTTGTATTTCGACATAGTAATCTCCGATTAATTAGAACACTTCAATAATAAATATTACTTTTTACCAAAAGATGACCTCATCTTAGATGTCTCTTTTTTAATCTCCTTGGCCTCCTCTTGGTAATATTTATTCAATCTATTGAGGTAAAAACTTCTCAGATATACTGGTAGGTTGTATAATTCACTAAAGGTAAATCCACCTTTTGAATGAATCATGAGTTGGAATATTTGTTCGTGTAGGTCTCGCCTATATGTTGGCGGTAGGCCAAAAAAATCGTAGGGTGACTGGAATCGTCACCTCTATCTCCTCCCCATTGACATCTTTTACATTTGCAGTCATGTCAATGTCTGGTTGTATCTCTTGGATATATTTTCTTAAGGCTAATGAATCGACTGATAAAAATTCATTGTCAACAAATTTATTTATGAATGAGACATCCGTTTTACCATCAACAGAAATAATTGTCTTTTTAAATCTTGTGGTCAAATCTGTGGAGACGTTTTTATTAACTTTCTTCATAGCTTTGACTTCTTCGTCAATAACCGCCTCATCATGTCCGTTAGGTAATTTAAACTTTATCTCTCTTTTTGAATTTGGTAGTTTAAAATCAAACTCATTAATACCTTTAGGATGTTTACTAAGGTCGATTTTTTTATTAGATAGTTGTGTTAAATCTACAGATTGTTCAACACCACCGTATTCGAAGTTATACTCTTTTCCATATGCTAACACTCTCGCAGCGACCATTATTGCGTTTTTATCACCAGTAAGTAAATCATTTACATTTATTGACTTATCTACTATGAGTGCTTCTAATAGTTTGTCTATTACTATGCCTTGACGGATTAGATTTTCTGAGGATAAAATATCCTCTTCTTTCGCTGTCATATATTTTATCTCAACCTTACCTGATGATAAGGGGTGTCCGTTGACATAGAAATGACCTTTTGATGGGAGTTCTACTACCTCAGTAGGGAACTTGTAATCAGCCATTATCTTTTACTCCTTGAATATTTTTAAAACCAATTATAATTATAACCTTTTGTACGTTAAAACGAATTTATTTTGACGGCATTAATTTTTCTTTGATTGGTTTAAGAACTGCGTCAAATAAGATGTCATCATATTTTGTTGGTGTAAGCTTTACTATCTTCTCGATTGCATAGAATGCAACTAAAACGTACTCCCAATTTGCTGCTAACCATTCAGTCATTTTATTCTCCTTAGAATTGTAAGATTGCGTAATCGTATTTAAGTGTTAATGTAATCTCAGCTGGGTCACTTGTAGCGTAATCCATATCACCAAAGTTCGCTGTCTCGATGTATGTACCTTTCAGTAACCATTCCTCAACAACGTCACCAACTGGCCCTAATAAGTTAAAGGTTATATCTTTCTTATAAAAATCTGAATACCCATCTCTACCTGTTACAGATTCGTGACCTAAACGAATCCACTCTAATACAGACTGAGCTCCACTCGGAACTATTGGGTCATATAATGTGATATCAATTGGCTGCCAAGCAGCTTTACCCTTAACATATCTCTTAACATTTATATGGTCTAAAACTATCTCTTCAAACTGAAGTGTAGGTCTGTTCATCGCCCTTATCAGATACGCTGGTATTCCATCTATATACATAATGAACCTATTTTTAGTTTTAGGTTCAAAAGGTGTAAACATTATTTCATTAGGGTCTAATGTAGCCATTCATTGTCTCCAAAAATCATTTCTTTGATACTCATTAATAAATATCATAACAAAATATTTTCGTCAAAAACGGCTAAACAAAAAACCCCATCGTTAAATGGGGTTTAATGTTTTATGTATTTGAGTTATATATTACTCAGGAAATGCCGCGCCTGTTGGTTGGACAACGAAGTCTAACACTATGAACTCAGCTGTTCTTGTGGGTTGTATGAATATCTGACCCACTAACTGATTTCTATCAACAACATCTGGTGTGTTGTTTGTGTCATCCATTACAATCCTAAAAGCACTCAATCCACTATTTGATTGAACTGACTCCAAGAATGGATTCACGATGTTTAGGAATCTATTTCTTGTTGCCTGTGTGTTCTGTTCAAATACCAAGAATCTTGATGTAGAAGCGATAAACTTACGAAGTCTAATCAACAATCTTCTAATATTGATTCTATCCAACGCTGATGGTCGAGATTGTAATGTCTTCTGACCAAATACGACGACGTTCTGATTTGGGAACGAAGCAATCGGATTGATACGAGCCTCATACAAATCATCTCGTTCAGCGTGAGTTAACCTTGTTTTTGCTTGTAATACATCTGTCAGACCACCTCTAGTAAGACCAGCTGGCGCAAACCACTCATGTGCTACACTATCGTTAAAACTATAGACGCCTGGTAACACTGCTGATGGTGGAACCCATACTGGACTATCTGTGCTTGTGTCAACAATCTGAACCCATGGATAATACACACCCGCGTAGTTTGTATCAAGATTTATTACCGTGTTTTTAACTGTTTCAATCGTATCACTCCAACCAGCCGCATCCATAATGTAGAATGCGTCTGCTCTTGATTCTATTTTCGATATCGCATGATTTGTGACGGTTGAGTGTAGACCATGTATTACACCTGGTATAGCTAATAGATTTATATCAACCTCATCTGGATTTGATACGGTATTTATAGCCCTCTTGAATGCGACAGAACCACTCGCTGTGGTTGATGAAAGGTCAAATCCTTGTGTATTAGTGTTTACGATATCGGTGCCTGTCTTTGAATCAATCGCTGGGTTCTTACCATCAAAACCGAATTGTAACGGTACTAAGAACTTTCTTTGTTGTAAGGCTGAGTTAGTTAGAGTTATCTGTTCTGTAGCGTCGGCGAATGTTGATACTCCTATCTCTGAAGCTTCGGTTGTTCCAACTTGGTCTTCAAGACTCATGGTCACATTATTACCAAAAGGCGTTGAAGTTACTGGTATCGGTGATAGGTATTGTCTCGATATTTCATTTGAAAAATCGAAACCATAAAAGACATTAGGGTCATACACACCATTTGCAGTCAACTGATTAGATTGGGTCACTGCTGCTGGTACAGTTGTTCCGCCTGGTGTCGGATTATTTAGTTTTCCATATCCCATTGGGACTAAGGCCTTATTTAACTTGAACTGACCATCCTTAGCAATATTCTTAAAGTCACCAACTCTGATATGCTTACTTATGTTTGGAAAAGTACCATACTCGGTTTTCTTACCATTATCATCGATGACAGAATATCTATCACCTATTCTTCTCGCGAAGAAGTTTGGAGATAATGGGTCAAGCGTCAGCTTGTCAAATGTTTCCAAGATTTGGTCATCATCATTTTGGCCAGGATTATGGATTCTGACCTGTATAGAAAATGTTCCAAAGTCAGAACCTGCGACGTCGTCAGCTCTAACAATGTCAAGTATTCCTATCTTAAACTTCGCATTTACATCACTACCATGACTCCTTGTATAAACTCGGAATAAATCTTCCCTACCACTTGATAGGTTCTGTGATTGGATGAATGGTGTCCTAGCGAATTGAAAATCCTTGTTACCTGTCCAAGTAGTATCGGAAGCATCTCCACTGTCATCAACACTGTTTGTGCCTGACTTGAAATCAAGACCATCGTTTGTTATCGCTATAGAAGCCGACATAGTTGATAGCGAAACGCCTGTCTCACTTACAACATCAAAAGGTCTTGTCTTAAAGTTTTTATATAGATATACATCTCCATCTGCACCATTTATCTTGGTTGATAATGGATTAGAACTAAACACCTTACCAATATAATTATCTACAGTGCTACCTGTATCAAATGATAAAGAGTATGTTCTTTCGGTTATGTTACTACCACTAACAATTAGACTGAATGATGTCGCACTACTGTCTGTAGCTGTTAATACAGATTTTGACAGGTCACCACCACCACTTGAACCAAGTGAGGGTGCCAGTACTGCAATGGACTCAGTAAATTCTGTATAACCAGAACCACTACTTTGTATTCTAAGTTCTATTGTATCTGCTACGTATCCTCCGATACCTAACACTCTGACTATTGTAACTACACCAGCGCTTTTTAGATAAGCCTCTGCTGCATATGGTGTGTAAAATCTTGGGTCTAGCGAACCAAAAATTTCTTCAAATTCTTGAAAGTTTGTGATTTGTGTTGGTGTGAAAGCAGGGCCTTTCTCGGTAGGCCCGATGATAGCTGCACCTATTTCACTTATGCCTTGTGGTAGAAAAGATAAATCCTTTTCTCTAGTAAATACACCAGGCGAGACGATTCTTTCAGCCATCGGTAATCTCCTAATTAGTTGATATTAAAGTAAATGTCTACAATAAATATTAAAAAATATCCTAAAAACACCTTTTAGGACACTTTTTTTTATTTAGCTGGTGTAAATACACCTGTTTCAGGGTCTAACTGACCAGGTCCATACTTTTGATTGAGTGCATCAACTAATTGCTTCTCTCTACCTTGAATCTGAATATATTCTTGTTCTAATTCTGATTGTTTATTGTGTAGTTGTTCCATCTGTTGATTTAACAATAACCTTTGTACGTGAACCTGCCCTAACTCAACCTGTTTCTGTGAGTAATCATTCTGTAATTGTTCGAGGTCTTTTAATTCCTCGTCACTAAATTTAACTTTTTCCGACATTATTGTTCAGAGGCTATGAAGACACCACGTTGTAGGTCTATCTGACCAACACCATACTTTTCGTTTATCTTACGTGTAATCTCGGTCTCCTTTTGGTTTTTCTTACCAAGTTCTACCTTTAATGCTTCTTTCTCTGCATTAAGTTGAACCTCTCGTATTCCTAAATTACCAAAAGCATTCTGTAGCTGTTGATTAAGTTGAACTATCTCGGCTAATTGCTCTTTTTCACTTTCCGATAATGGGGTTTCGTTGATATTTACGTCATCTGACATATTATACTCCTATAACTGTTTGATTTAATAATATATAAATATATATGAGTTAGACTAAAATAACTTTATATTTTCTACCCGTGCTATCTGCCGCTTTGAGTTCGTTCATCTTAGCCGTAGCAGGTGCTTCTGTTGTGTACTCCCAAACTTGTTCTCCACTACCACTTAACCTAGCAACATACACATCTCTTGATGCCCACCAAGGGTCTGAACTTGAACTTGGTGCTGGATGAAGTTGTTTTACTACACGGTACATAGGTATTCCTTGTTTTTATATAAATATAATTAAATATACATTTCTTTTAAATGATTAACCCTTAATTCAGGTAAAATAGTTGGTTTGATACGACACTTCTCCCAAACATCAAGACAAAATGTAGCGTCCTCAGATACATTCTCACTATGGTCACCGATTGTCACCATTCTCTGTCTAAAGTAAGGATACTCTAATTCTCTCATAATATTAGAAGATACCTTTGTGAACCCAAACCCACAATAACTGGCCTCAAAGGGTTCTTCCCTTTGTCTAATCTCATCTTGGTGATGAAACTTCATATGTAGATTAGATTCAAAGTAATCCTCGTCCCAATCTGCTACCATCGCTAGTCCACTCAACTCTTTTATGTACCAACCACTACAAAAATCGTGACCACTCTCTAATAAAGTGCATAACTGTTGATAGTTAAACTGTTGGTCTGCGTCAATCCACACTA